GGTAGTGGTGGTGCAAATGCTGGTATAATCTACGCAGGAACAGGCACAGTGACCACTGGAGTTCCAGCTAACATTTACCTGACCATAAATGGGGATGGTGATAACCAAACATTGATGGCTCTTTGGACAGTTCCCGCAGGATATACAGCCTTTCTTACAAAGATGTCTTTGTCCACAGGCACATCTACTAACACCCCAGCCCTTTTGAATGCTAGTCTTGTTGCTAGGCCATACGGAGAAGTCTTCCAGATAAAGGAAAGATTTACCCTGACAGATGCCACACATGAGCAGTTTTACACTTTTCCATTAAGGTTCACAGAAAAAACAGACTTAGAGATGAGAGCATTTTCTTCCTCTGGGTCGGTTAGCTTTAATGTCTCCGCGTCAATGGAGTTTATCTACATCAACAATGGGGATACTCTTTAATGGCTGAAAAGAAAAAGAAGGATAGTCGGTTAGAACGCGCAGGAGTTAGTGGATACAACAAACCCAAGCGCACACCTAATCACCCAAAGAAATCACACATTGTTGTGGCTAAAGAGGGCGATAAGGTGAAGACTATTCGTTTTGGTCAGCAAGGTGTAAAAACAAATCAGACTGTAGGGCAGCGAAAAGCCTTTAAGTCTCGTCACGCAAAGAACATTAGTAAAGGCAAAATGTCTGCAGCTTATTGGGCTGATCGTGTTAAGTGGTCCCCTAGTAAAACTAAATCTAGCTCACCAAAGTGGAAGAAAGGTTCGTAATGGATATTTTGAGCAGCAAGGTTGTGATGGGGGTCGCAGCGGCTTTAATCGGTCTGGTGGGCGCGGTTTCGTATAATTGGGCTAGTTGGACGACAGAAACCCTGATCGCTGTAGACAAGCGAACCGAAGTCATGGCTGTTCAGATGCAAGCAATAAAACTGGAACTGGAGCGTTTGTATGCCGCTAACAGATAAGGGCAAAGAAATCATGCGCTCCATGAAGAAGGAGTATGGCCCTAAAAGGGGTGAGCGTGTGTTCTATGCTTCTAAGAATAAAGGAACGATATCTGGTGTAGAAGAAATGAAATACGGCGGGTTTACTTCCACTGGTGACGACACGAAAGACCTCGAACTCATTCGTATGGGTAAAGGGGGCAAAGCTAAAAAGAAACCTAAAAGCCGTGTAAATGAAGCTGGAAACTATACAAAGCCTACTATGCGCAAGAATTTGTTCAATAGAATAAAGGCTGGTGGCAAAGGGGGTAAGCCGGGTCAATGGTCAGCAAGAAAGGCTCAAATGCTTGCAAAGGCTTATAAAGATGCTGGGGGTGGGTATAAGTAGTGGCACTCAAGAAGTCTCAGAAAAGCCTTAAAGCTTGGACGAAACAGAAATGGCGCACAAAGAGTGGGAAGCCTAGTAGTAAAACTGGTGAGCGGTATTTACCTAGTGCGGCTATTAAGTCTCTTAGCCCTGCTGAGTATGCAGCCACAACAAGAGCAAAACGAAAAGGCACGGCTTCAGGCAAGCAGCATGTGGCTCAACCTGAGAAAATTGCAAAGAAAACCAAACGATTTAGAAGTGTAGTGACATAATGGCTGTAGTTACCCCTGATCTACCAGAACTGTTTGAGGAAGCATATGAACGTGCTGGCCTTGAAATGCGTACAGGTTACGACCTCAAGACCGCTAGACGTAGCCTTAATCTTTTAACATTGGAGTGGCAAAATCGTGGGCTTAATCTCTTCACTATTGAATCGGGTACGATTGCTGTTACGGCAGGTACGGCAACGTATACCCTTCCTTCGGACACAATCGACATCATCGAACACCAAATCCGAACAGGAACAGGAACCAACCAAGTCGATACCGCTCTCGAAAGAATCAGTGTCGCAACCTACGCCCAGCAAACCAACAAAAACACGCAAGGTAGGCCGACCCAAATCTTCGTCCAAAGGCTCCCAACGGAAACAAAAGTAACGCTGTGGCCTGTGCCTGATAGCACGACAACATACACAATATTTTACTACAGACTGAAGGGTATAGACGGTCTTTCTTCTGGTGTAGGCGATACTGTTACGTCTGTTCCGCCACGTTTTGTACCATGTTTGGTTGCTGGTATGGCCTATTATCTTGCAATGAAGAAGCCTCAGTCTGCAGGTAGAGCGGCGGCTTTGAAGCAAGAGTACGAGTTTCAGTTTGAGTTAGCCGCTGGTGAGGATGAGGAAACAGCGTCAATCAAGTTTGTTCCGTTTAACACGTTTGCTTTAGGTGGGTGATGTCATACGCTGCTGGTAAATATGCTTTTGGGTTCTGCGACAAGACGGGGTTTAGGTATCCGCTTAGGGATCTTGTCCCAGAGTTTAAAAATGGTGTGAAGACAGGATTCCTTGTCGGAAAAGATGTGGTAGACCCAGATCAGCCGCAAAACTTTCTGGGGCGTGTGAAAATATTTGACCCGCAGTCTTTGCGCAACCCAAGACCAGATACATCTTTGGATGAAAGTCGGGGTCTTTTTGGGTTCAATCCTGTTTGGAATGATGCTCAATACATGACAGGCCAAGTTGGCACAGTTAAGGTTACTACATCTTAGGAGATAAGAACATGATGAAGAAAAAAGGTTACAAAAAAGGCGGCGTCACTAAAAAGATGGTCGGCGGTGCTATGAAGAAAAAACCTGTGGCTATGAAAAAAGGCGGTGCATCCAAGAAAATGGGTGGCGGCATGATGAAGAAGAAGGGCTACTCAAAGGGTGGCAAGATGCCAATGGTCAAGGGTACAGACGGAAATATGATTCCAGCTTTTGCCGCTGACGGTAAAGGAAAAATGAAAAAAGGTGGCGCAGTTAAAAAGAAGATGGGCGGCGCTATGAAGAAGAAGGGGTACGCTAAAGGCGGCAAGACTGTAGCAAGAGGCAGTGGTGCAGCACGGACGCAGTACTTCGGCAAAAACGGTTAAGGCTTAGTATCGGGAGCAACTATGCCTTATTTACAGAGTAACATCCCGCACTTTAAGTGTTGGGTTAGACGAGAGTACACATGTAACCACGAAGCCTATCACGGTGAGTTTCTTCATGCGATGGCGATAGCGGTTACAACAATGCCAAACAGATGCTTGAGTTTTCAAGTTATCTTTACTGGAAGCGAAGTGGACGATGAAGGGGGAGAGAATGTACACGGTGGCGCGATGTGGGCTAGAATGCCTATAACTGCGTTAGTAGCAGATGAGCCGCTTGAGGAGTGGCCCGAACCTATGGCGGTGCATGATGCACAGCCGTGGGACTGTTCTTCTTATACACATGCCGTGTACACGCTTGATAGGGCAACGCCCTGCCCTTGGTTGGCTAAAATAGATGGAGAGATGTATCCAGCGAAGTACCTATTTACTGTGGATTATGCGGAGAGTGAAATAGCTGATGACCCTGCGCAACACAAGCAAAGCCATGTAATGCAGCTATTAGACGCTGATAAATGGACTGGGAATGTTGTGGCACTGCCTAATAATCGTGTGAGGGTAACTCACCCTGCATGGTTTGAAACAGGATCAGGAGCGCCAGATTTTAAGCCTTCTCAACATACGCACTATTCAAAGTCCGATTTAGACTATACACTGGATGTCAATCGGATATTCGATAACTTGTACAAAGAGGAATAAAAGTTCAAATGAACTATTCTGAACTGACACAGGCAATAAAGGACTATACGGAAAACACGGAGTCCACGTTCGTAACGAACATTCCTACGTTTGTTCGTCAGGCAGAAGAACGAATTATGCGAACTGTCACTATACCTGAACTACGTAAGAATGTTACGGGTACTTCAAGCTCTGGAACTCCTTATCTTGCTAGACCAGCGGATTTTCTAGCTATGTTTTCCTTTGCTGTTATCGACGGTAGTAATAACTATAACTATGTCCTTGAAAAAGAAGTAAACTTTATTAGGGAAGCGTATCCTTCAGCGTCTACGCAAGGCGTTCCAAAATATTACGGTATTTTTGATGGTGACGCTTTTTCTGCAAGCGCAGAAACATCTAGCGGTAATTTTATTCTTGGCCCTACCCCAGACGCAAACTATATCGTCGAGCTTCATTATTATTACGACCCACCGTCTATAGTAACTGCAGGACTGTCTTGGCTTGGGGACAATGCAGAGTCAGTTTTGTTGTACGGATCTCTTGTTGAAGCTTATACCTACATGAAGGGAGAGGCTGATATTATTCAGTTTTATATGCAAAGATATGAAACTGCACTGCAAGAAATGGCTTCTTTGGGAGTTAAACTTCGCGGTGATACCTACAGGGAGAGCGCGGCTTAATGTTTGATGTTAGAATGGACATATCCGAATCACCTATCGTGAACGTAATCACGACAGAAAACCGTGGTCAAACTCCTGAAGAGGTTGCGGCAAGATGCGTAGAAAAGATTGTGCAGGTTTCTGAAAACGCGCATCCAGTCCTGAGAGATCAAGCGATTGCCTACCGTGATGTTGTACAGCAAGTGGTGACTCTTTACATGAAAGAGGCTATAAAAAGTGACAGAACTACGGTATATAATGCAATCAAGGATGCTGGGCAACTCAGTCTGGCAGAAGCCATAAGGAGACTTTAGCATGGCAATTACACAGGCAATGTGTACTTCTTTCAAGAAAGAGCTTCTGTTAGGAGTACATAGGTTTGGAACGAATGCAGCCGACACAATGAAGTTGGCTTTGTATACAAGCTCCGCAACACTAGATGCGACAACAACAGCATACTCAGCCACAAATGAAGTGTCTGGTACGGGATATAGTGCTGGTGGAGGAAGTTTGACTGGGGTGGCTCCGACAACAAGTTCGACCACTGCGTTTACAGATTTTGCAGATCTGACGTTCTCAAGCTCAACGATTACCGCAAGGGGCGCATTAATCTACAACAGTACACCAAGTGCTAATGATGAGTCTGGCTCTGCACTTACAAATCCGTCTGTTGTTGTTTTAAACTTTGGTTCTGACAAGACATCTTCAAACGGTGACTTTACAATTCAATTTCCAACAGCGGATGCGTCTAGTGCTATTATAAGGATCGCGTAACAATGGCAGTGCTTGTAAACAGGGCAAAGATGTCCACGGCAACAACAGGCACTGGGACTATTACATTGGGCAGTGCGGTTTCTGGGTTTCAGACTTTTGCTGATGCGGGTGTTACTGACGGGCAGACGGTTCGTTATGTAATTGAAGATGGTGCAAATTTTGAGATTGGTAACGGCACATACGGTGCGTCAGGCACGACACTAAGCAGGTCCGTTCTTGAAAGCTCAAACTCAGACGCGGCGATAAACCTGTCTGGGAATGCTTTTGTTTTCATTGGCGCGATAGCTAGAGACATTACTTCAGATGTGGCAATAACGGGTGGTAGTGTGACGGGCATTACGGATCTTGCTATTGCTGATGGTGGAACGGGCGCTTCGACTGCGGATGCGGCGAGGACTAACTTAGGGACAACGGACGAGGCCACGGCTCTCGCCATTGCATTGGGCTGATCTATGGCAAACACATTTAAAGTTGTAACAAAAGCGGGAGTAACGACCCTAGATGATATCTACACGGTTGCGGGATCCACAACGACAGTGGTTCTTGGTTTGGTTCTTGGCAACACAACATCTAGTCAGGTTACGGCTACGGTGACGCTTTCTAGTGATACAGCGAACAGGGCTGGTAACAACGACGAAGCCAATCAGGATGTTGAGATTGTGACGGATGCGCCGATACCTCAAGGGTCATCTCTTTCTGTGCTTGATGGTAAGGTTGTTATGGAAACTACGGATATTTTGAAGGTATCTGCATCTGGTGCCACGGATGTTATTCTCAGCATTATGGAGCAAACCTAATGAGTAACCAAAGTGATCTTGCAAAATCTGCGGCAGGGTTTAACGGAGATCCTCTAAGCATTGATACAGCTAACAATCGGGTTGGCATTGGGACGAGTTCGCCATCACAGCCTCTTTCTGTGGTTACATCTTCTGGTGCAGCTTATATCTATTCCGACAATGGGACAGCAAACACCTATATTGGTTCTGACGGCAGTAATACGGCACTCTTTGGAACAAGCACAAACCACGACACAAGGTTTATGACTAACAACACAGAACGCATGCGCATCGACAGCAGCGGTAGGGTGATGATTGCGACCAGTACCCCAGAAGCCAGAGGCATAACGCTTTATGGTAATGGTGTAAACGGTATGTATGTAAAAACAACTAGTACAACAAATTATTGGATTACTAGAGATGGTCAAGGTGCGGGGTCTGGGACCATTGCTACAATTTACAGTGACACGGCAGCAGTGGGAAGTATAACTGTTACAGCGACCACAACATCCTACGTATCATCATCCGACTACCGCCTAAAAGAAAACGTCACAGATGTCACTGATGGCATCACAAGGGTTAAACAACTAGAACCCAAACGGTTTAACTTCATTGCTGACCCTGACAAAACAGTCGATGGCTTCCTTGCCCATGAAGCACAGGCAGTCGTACCAGAGGCAGTCACAGGTACACACAATGAGGTGGACGATGATGGCAATGCGGTCATGCAAGGTATCGACCAAAGCAAACTTGTGCCATTGCTCACGGCTGCACTGAAAGAAGCAATCACTAAGATTGAAACACTAGAAACAGAGATGACATCTGTTAAGGCACGACTAGACGCATTGGAGGGTAACTAATGGCAGGTTACATTGGCAGTCAAACACCTGTAGTCTCTAACGGATCGCAACGTAAGTACACGTTCACAGCTACGGCTGCACAGACTGTCTTTACTGGAATGGACATTCCTAACCCCCAGCAAATCCAAGTATTTCAGAACGGTGTACGTCTAGTTATCACCACTGACTATACTGTTTCCAGTGGGACTACAGTGACGCTTGTGAATGCAGCTTCTGCTGGTGATAGCTTAGTGGTTATTTTGTTTGCTGATTATCAGTTGCTTGACACAGATGCTTTGACGTTTACGGGCGGCACTACAATTGAAGGTGACCTGACCGTAGACACCAACACCCTTTTTGTTGATAGTACGAACAATCGGGTTGGCGTGGGTACTGCAAGTCCAAGCAATCCCTTTCAAGTTGGCACATCTGATCTGATTGTCGACAGCAGCGGACGAGTGTCGATTGGTGGAACCACGGTTACTGACGTAAATATGTTAAACATCCAAGGTTCTGGGCTTAGTAGTAATATTGGAGTGGTCTTAAATGATACAAACACTTCTAAAATATACAGCATACAGAACGGTGGCTCACAACTAAGGTTCTTTGACTACAGTGCGTCAGCAACACGCATGGTTATCGACAGCAGCGGTAACTTGCTGGTGGGTAAGTCGAGCACTGGCATTGGAAATACTGGCTTTGAGTTTAACCCTAGTGGCTATATGTTTGCTACACGTTCTGGTGGGTACACAGCTAATTTCAACAGACAAACATCTGATGGTGATATTGTTGTTTTTAACAAAGACGGCTCCACTGTGGGGAGTATTGGGGTAGTTGCTGGCAATAACTTATATGTTCACGGTGATAATATTGGCGTTGGTATTGGAGACGATAACTTATACGCTACGAATGCATCAGGGGCTGCAAACGATAATGCAGTAGATTTAGGTGACCCGTCAGTTCGCTTCAACGACGCCTTTATTACCAACGGCGTAACCACAGGATCAGACGCTAACGAAAAGCAACAGATAGCCGTTCTAACCGACGCAGAGATAGCAGCGGCAAAGCGCATAAGTGCAGGCTTCAAAACCTTTAAGTGGAACGACGCCGTAGAAGCTAAAGGCGACAACGCCAGAACACACACAGGCGTCATAGCTCAAGAGGTGCAAACAGCGTTAGAAGCTGAAGGTCTGGACGCTGGCAACTACGCTTTCTGGATGAGCAACACATGGTGGGAAACACAGACAGAAGTTCCCGTTGTTGATGAAGTTGTTGACGAAGACGGTAACGTCATAACTGAAGCCAAAGAAGCCTATACTCGCACAGACACTTATGACACGCTGGAGGAAGCACCCGAGGGTGCAACAGAGCGCACTAGATTGGGTATCAGGTATCCTGAACTACTAGCGTTCATAGGCGCTGCAACTGAACAACGCTTAACTTCCATCGAAGCAAGATTAGGCGCACTGGAGGGTAACTAATGTCAGGCTATATCGGCACAATACCCACGCCACAGGCAACGATGAACAGGGATGTTTTCACTGCTACGGCGGGACAGACAAGTTTTCCAACATCAGGGTATACACCGGGATTTCTTGATGTGTACATGAACGGTGTACACTTGGTTAATGGCACCGATTACACAGCAAGTAATGGTTCTGATGTAGTGCTTACCTCTGGGGCTGCTGCTGGAGACAACTTAGAAGTTGTAATATTTAAAACCTTTGAGACTGCAAACTCAGGTGGACGTTATAAAGGTGAACGTGGAACGGTCGGAAGTGTGGCTTCAGCGGGTGACATCTTTAGGATTAATCAGCAACAGCTAGACACCGATGTTACGATTGATGCTACAGAGAATGCTTCCTGTGCTGGTCCTCTTACGGTGGCCTCTGGCGTAACTCTCACCGTCACAACAGGGGGCAACTTGGCAATCATATGAGTGAAATAAGAGCAAATACAATTAGTGATGCGGCAGGTACTGGCCCTGTTACGCTGACGAAGCAGAGTGCTGCGAAGGTTTGGGTGCAGTTAAACGGGATAACCTTTGCTGTTGCAGGTAGTTTTAATGTAAGTAGTGCAGATGATAACGGCACAGGAGATTATGATATTAATTACACAAACAGTATGAACAATAATACTTATGCTGTTCCTGCGGGTTGTAACGGGGATGGAAGTGGGTACAACAGGGCAATTTCAATAAATGCTACTGCTACGGGAAGCCACGACATAATTACGTTTATAACTGATACAGCAAATATTAAGGCCGATCTTGATATTATCACTACAGCAGTATTCGGAGACCTAGCATGAGTACACTAACGGTCACCAACATCAAAGCCACAGGCGAAACAGCTAGTCGTGCAGTCTCAGGGGTTGCGGCGGCTTGGGTTGGCCTTTATCAGGGAAGCATACAGGACAGCACAAATATTGCATCCATAACGGACAATGGGACTGGCGATTACACAAGTAATTTCACCAATGCAATGAGCAATGCAACTTATGCGTTTTCAAATTGTTTCTTTTTTGAAGAGACTGGAGGCAGCTATGGTTACATTAGCCAGAATGCGGTTAGAGCAACTGGCAGCATTAGAAACTATGGACGTAGAAATACAAGCGGAACACTATCTGATTCAGAAGGTTGCGTTACAATCCACGGAGACCTAGCATGAGCAATCTAGTCGTATCAAACATCTCCGATGGCACAACATCCGTAGGCACTGGCTATGTTGTCAATGGGTCTTCTAAAGTTTGGTGTTGCTGGAATGGCACTGGCACTGCTGCTGTTCGTGATAGTCACAATATTAGTAGTTTAACTGACAATGGGACAGGTGATTACACTTTTGCTTATACTAATAACTTCTCTAGTAGTAATTATACTATAGCTGGTTGTTTTGCTTTTAGTAGTGCTGTTACAGATTATACTTACAATACTCAACCAAGAGAAAATTCTGTTGTTACGGCAAGTAATGTTAGATTACTTACACTATATACTGGCTTATCTATAGGATTGGGTGATTATCCTTATGCAACTTTTGAAACGCAAGGAAACCTAGCATGACGCAGCATCTCTGGGAACGCCTACTCGAAGCCAAGTCACGTTTGAAGCCTGTGCAGTCTAAGTATCGTGTGCTGTTCGAAGACCCGAATGCACCTGACGAACCTGCCAAGGTGCTTGTCCCTGATCCTAACTGGATGGCTGCGGCACTAGAGGGTGACATCTTGCCACCCATCGACACCTACCAGCGTGATCGTTTGGTGCCTGACGGAGAGCCTAAGGAGCATCCTTATGCTGAACCTATCGGTGCTATGACTGAGGAAGAAGCGATAGAGTATCTGGTAATGAAAGACATAGACCCTGCCGTGTGGCGGGATTACAAAGGTAACAGAACAATTATGAAGATTGTGCCTGTTGAAATGATCCCATCGGATCGGTCATTTAGAAACGCATGGAGAATTGCACAATGACAACTTACATCAATATCAACGGAGATGTTCGTGATGCAGCATCTCTTACCGTTCCAACAGACCGTACCTTTAGGGGTGCTTGGCAGTTTAATGGCAATGCTGTTGAAGTAGACATGGCAGCGGCTGTGGCAATCCACAAGGACAACCTACGTGCAGAACGTAAGCCACGCCTAGAAGCCTTGGACGTTGCTTATATGAAAGCACTAGAAGCTGGCACAGGTGCGACTGAGATTGCAACCCAAAAGCAAACACTGCGTGACATCACAAATGATGCACGTATTGCAGCGGCAACTACACCTGATGAACTCAAGGCGTTGGACTTGGCTACCCTGTTGGGAGAATAAGCTATGAGCAAGGCAAGAGACATTGCTAACAGCACAGAAACACTTGACGTAGATGGCGGCACGATTAAGCTGGATGGGAATTATCCTGTTGGCACTGGCAACGTGGCGTTGGGTGATGCTGCACTGGATAGTAACGTGTCTGGTGCGTCAAACACAGCTATTGGTTCTGATGCACTTACAGCAAACACCGCCAGCTACAACACAGCCGTTGGGTATCGGGCGCTTTACTCAAACACCACCGCATCCAACAGCACTGCTGTTGGATCAAACACATTAGATGCAGTAACTACTGGCAACAACAATGTGGCAGTTGGTAATTCAGCGGGTGGCGCAGTAACCACTGGCACAGATAATACAATGATGGGGGTTTCGTGTGGTGAACTTGTTACCACAGGCTCCAAGAACACCATCATCGGTCGCTACAACGGCAACCAAGGCGGCTTGGACATCCGCACCTCAAGCAACAACATCGTGCTGTCTGATGGGGATGGTAATCCGAGAATAACAGTGAACAGTATTGGTGGTACTGTTATTGGTACTGACCCTGACAATACTGGCGGTCAATATTTAAGCGTCGTCAATGACACAACAACCCAAGGCGTTAATGATGCACTGGCTTACTTCCAGACAAACGCAGACGATTGGAACCTAAGGTTACATCAAGCGGGTCAAGGTAGTGCCTATTTTCTGTATTTTATGACACAAGGTGTAGGTGTCGGGAGCGTCACAGGAGATACATCATCAACGTCCTACAATACATCATCCGACTATCGCCTCAAAGAAAACGTGGTTGAACTGACAGGTGCAACAACACGCCTCAAGCAGCTTGAGCCTAAGCGGTTCAACTTTATTGCAGATAATACTAGAACAGTGGACGGATTCCTTGCCCACGAAGTTCAATCAGTAGTGCCAGAAGCAATCACAGGCACACACAACGAGGTCGATAATGAGGGCAACCCTGTCTACCAAGGCATTGACCAAAGCAAGCTAGTGCCGCTTTTGGTCGCTACAATCAAAGAACTAGAGGCACGGATCACTGCCCTAGAAGAGGCAAAGCCAGAACTTGAGGCTGACTGATGTTAGGTTTTTCCGCATTAGGTTCGACCCCGTTAGGTGATGACGACGAACAGATTGCGGTCCTTGTAGGTCTTTCCGCCACAGGTGCAGTTGGCAGTGTTGGGATTTCCGGTGAAGCAAATGTTGGCCTCATTGGGAACGAGGCTACCACCGCTGTCGGTAATGGGTCTACCGTAGAGGTTTCAACTACGGCTAATGTCGCGGTAACGGGCGAAGCTGCCACGGGTGCTGTTGGTACAGTTGTTGTTACGGCAGATGCCAATGTATCTGTTACGGGCGAGGTCTCTACGGGTACAGTAGGCGCGGTTATTGTTTCGGCAGATGCCAATGTATCTGTTACGGGCGAGGTCGCTACAGGTTCAGTAGGCATAGTTACTGTCGTTGAGGGCTTTGGTCCGATTGTTGCGGTTACTGGGTTGGAAGCAACAGGTGAAATTAGCTCAGTAAATGTTTACAGCCTTATTATCCCAAATCAAAACCCGAACTATGTAGGAATATCCCCATCGCAAACACCGGCGTATTCAAATATTGCTCCAAACCAAAATCCGAACTATACTGAGATAGCGGCGTAAAGTTCTATTGGGCTAGACAGGAAAAAACATGGCTACTTACACAAACGCAAACGGCATCAAGAAAATATCTACTGGTGATGAGGCGGGGACGTGGGGCGAGTCTACTAACATCAATTTTGACATTATTGACCGCGCATCAAGCGGGTATAATAGTAGCCTTAATATAGATGGTCTTTCAGGCAGTGGGACAAGTGGTGATCCGTATGTTCTACCAATGTCTCTTATCGCAGAGTTAAAAAACGGTCATTATAAGGCTATTAGATTTACATCATCTGGAACATTGTCGTCAGATACATACCTGCTTTTAGAACAAAACTCCCAATCCCGCATATATATGTTTTTAAACAACACTACTGGGGGGCAAAACATTATTGTTTCACAGGGTAGCGGGGCAAATGTTACAATTGCAACAGGTAAATCATCTATTATTCTTGCAGACGGCGCTGGCGCTGGCGCAGCAGTTACGGATTTTACTTCGACAATAAGCAACTTATCCAGTCCTGTTATGACTGGAACACCCACTGCACCAACTGCAGCTATAGGTACAGATAGCACACAAATAGCTACCACCGCGTTTGTAAAAGACATTATTCCTTCTGGCGTCATCCTCCTTTGGTCTGGTTCGATTGCAACTATTCCTGCGGGCTGGGTGCTTTGTGACGGCACAAACTCCACGCCGGACTTGCGTGACAGATTTGTTGTCGGCGCAGACGCTGACAGCGGCGGTGATTATGCGCCAAATGCAACGGGTGGTGCGGCAAGCGTCACCCTGACGACAAGCCAAATCCCTGCGCACAGCCACACGGCAACATCGACCTCGACTGTAAGCGATCCGGGCCACGCGCACTTATATACCGGTAGCAGCCCATCAGGTGGGTCAGGCGTAAGCTCGCGCCAAGCAGAACCTACAACCAAAACAACTGGCAGCGCCACGACCGGCATCTCTGTGTCAACGTCAACAAGCATCAGTAACACTGGCGGCGGCGCCTCACATGAAAACCGCCCACCATACTATGCCCTTGCTTACATTATGAAGACTTAAACATGCCATACACAGATCTTCGTTTTAAGCCCGGTATAAACAAAGAAATTACACCATACTCTGAAGAGAACGGTTGGGTGGATTGTGACAAGATTAGGTTTCGTTTTGGTTATCC